GCAACCCAATCGACTTGGTCGACCCGAACGTGCCGGTGTTCTTCCCGCTCACCGAACGCGATTGCCATTGGATGGATAACGCGTGGTCACCGCCACCCACGCCGTACGAACTCGAAACACGCGCTGATGGTACGGGCGTAATTTACACCAACCTCCAAAACGCGATGCTGCGTTACATCGCCAACACCACCGACACCACGAAGTTCAGTGCGCAGTTCGTCGACGCGGTGTCGTGGCTGCTGGCCGCGTACTTGGCAGGCCCCGTGATCAAGGGCGACGCAGGCGCGGCGATGGCGACCAACTGCCAGAAGGCGTACATGGGCAGCTTGTCCAAGGCGATGGTGAACGACGCGAACAACCGTCGGCGCACGACCATGCAAGGGCAGAAACCCGCATCGTGGATATCTAACCGCTAATGGCAAATCTCCGCGCACTGAGCCGATCGTTTGCCGCTGGCGAGATCACGCCCGAACTGTTCGGCCGCATCGACCTGTCGACGTTTCAGACGGGGCTCGCGCTTTGCCGCAACTTCGTGACCCTGCCGCACGGCCCGGCGCAAAGCCGCTCGGGCTTCGAGTTCGTGCGGGAAACGAAAGACAGCACGCAAGCCTGCCGCGTGATTCCGTTCACGTTCAGTTCATCGCAAACGATGGTGCTTGAGTTCGGCAACTTCTACGTACGCTTTCACACGCAGGGCGCGACGCTGCTCGAAGGTGCCAAGGTCATCACGGGCGTATCCGCCGGCACCATCACGTCTGCCGCGCACGGGTTTGCCAATGGGGATTGGGTAGTGCTCGCGGGCATCGTCGGTCCGTCCGCGCTCAACGGGCGCACAGCGATCGTCGCTGGCGCCACCACCGACACGTTCACCCTGACCGACATGGCGGGGGTTGCGATCAGCACAGCAGGCATGCCGGTGTATGTCATTGGCGGCACGGCTTCACGTATCTACACGATCGCCACACCGTACGCCGCGGCTGACCTGTTCGGTATCCGTTACGTGCAGTCGGCCGATGTGCTCTCGCTCGTGCACACGAACTACCCGCCGGCTGAGTTGCGCCGCCTGGGGGCGACGAGCTGGCAATTCGCGAACGTCGTGTTCAATCCGGTGCTCGCGCCGCCCACAGGTATCGCCGCGGTAGCCACCGCCGGCACGGGCACGCCGAACAATATCGCCTTCTCCTACGTCGTGACTGCGCTGGCAACCACCACGCTCGAAGAGTCCACGCAATCGGCAGCGGCCGGATGCACGAACGACCTGACGCTACCCACGGCGTTGAACACGATCACGTTCGCCGCTCGATCGGGCGCCGTGCGTTACAACGTCTACAAGCAAAGCAACGGGCTGTACGGCTATATCGGCCAGACTGACGGGCTGACCTTCGTCGATAAGAACATCACGTCCGACACGACCCGCACGCCGCCGATGGCGACCACCGCGCTGCAAAGCGCGGGCAACTACCCCGGCGCGGTGAGTTACGCACAACAACGCCGCGTGTTCGCGAGCACGCTCACGCAACCGCAGAATATGTGGATGACGCGCACAGCGACCGAAAACAACCTGACTGCATCTATCCCGTCGCGCGACGACGACGCGATCACGTTCCGCATCGCCGCACGTGAATCGAACCGGATTCAGCATATCGTGCCGATGGCGTCGATTATCCTGCTCACCGACAGCGCCGAGTGGTTGCTGGCCGATGGCACGAACGGCGTGCTCACTCCGTCCACCGTCTCGGCCAAGCCACAGACCTACGTGGGTGCCGCGCCCGCCACGCCGCAGGTAGTCGACTACTCGCTGATCTACGCGGCGAACCGCGGCGGCCACGTGCGTGAAATGACGTACCAATGGCAGAACAGTGGGTACATCTCGCAAGATATCTCGCTGATGGCGCCGCACCTGTTCGACTATCAAACCGTGCTGGACATGGCGTATATGCGCTCGCCGTACCCGATTATCTGGTGCGTGAGCTCCAACGGCACCTTGCTCGGGCTGACCTACTCGCCGCGCCAGCAGGTAACCGCGTGGCACCACCACGACACCGACGGCGTATTCGAGTCAATCGCGGTAGTGGTCGAAGGCACGGAAGACGCGCTATACGCGGTGATCCGCCGCACGGTCAACGGGCGCAGCGTGCGCTATATCGAACGCATGCACACGCGCAAAATGGCGGTGCTGGCCGATGCGTTCTTCGTGGACGCGGGCGCCACCTATCGCGGCGCGGTCACGACATCACTGACGGGCCTCTACCATCTCGAAGGCAAGACGGTAAGCATCCTGGCCGATGGCGCGGTGATGCCGCAAGCCGTCGTTACCGGTGGCGCAATCACCTTGCAGCAAGCCGCGAGCGTCGTCACTGTCGGGCTTCAAATCACGGCGGATCTCGAAACGCTGCCGTTCTCTGCCGAGATGCCGGCATTCGGGCAAGGGCGCGTGAAGAATGTCAACCGCGCGTGGCTGCGCGTCAAGGACACGTCGGGCGTGTACATCGGCCCGACCGTCGACGATCTCGTGCAATACAAACAGCGCACGACTGAGCCGTACGGCTCCCCACCCAAGATGATCACGGGCGTGATCGAGATCGAACCGCGCAACGGGTGGACCGACGACGCACAGATATTCGTGCGCCAGGTCGACCCGCTGCCCGTTACGGTTGCGTCCATCGTGATCGAGGCGGCAATCGGTGGCTAGGCTCATTGTCCGCGAGATGCGCCCGGGCGATCTCGAAGCCGTTGCGCCTCACTTGCGTGAAGCGGATCGGATGGAAGTCGAAGCGTGCACGACGCTTTCAATGCACGACGCGCTCGCGACTGTCATCAACTGTTCGGTGTCCGCCTGGACGATCGAGGTTGACGGCGAGCCGGCGGGGCTTTTCGGCGTGCACCCGCAATCGATGCTCGGCGGCATCGGCTCGCCGTGGATGCTCGGCACTCCCGCGCTTGAAACAGCCGCCAGTACGCTTACCCGCGAAGGGCGCCGCTACATTCGCCGCATGCTCGACATGTTCCCGACGCTGATCAACTACACGGACGTGCGTAATGTAAAAAGCATTCGCTGGCTTCGTGCGCTCGGTTTCTCGTTCGACATCGCGCCGCAGCCTTACGGGCTGTACGGCCTGCCGTTTTACCGTTTCGAACTGAGGGCGTAATTATGTGTTGGATGGCCGCCATTCCACTTGCGATATCTGCGGTCGGCGCGGTTCAGTCTTCGAACGCAGCCGGGCAAACCGCTGCCGCACAGAAGGTATCCGAGCAGCAACAGGCGCAAGTCGACGTGAACAACGCGACGATCGCCGGTTGGGATGCGTCCGACGCGCTCGCGCAGGGTGCGCAGAAAGCACAGAACTCGCAACTCACAACCGCACAAACCGTCAGCACGCAACGCGCCGCGATGGCCGCAAACGGCGTCGATATCACGCAAGGGTCCGCGGCGAACATCACCGCGTCGACGCAGTACCAGGGCGCGGTCGACGTCAACACGATCAACGCGAACGCAGCCCGCTCGGCGTGGGGCTACGCGAACACGCAGCAAACCGATCTCAATAACGCGGCCATGCTCGGTTATGGCGCGAATCAGATCAATCCGGCGCAGGTATCGCAATCCACGTTGCTGACTGGCGCGGGCAAGACCGCAGGCAGCGCGTACAGCGCATACACCGCCGGTTCGTTTAACTAAGGGGGCATCGTGCCGACAGTACCGCTTTACGGCGCGCAGCGGGTCGACCCGTCCGCGCTCCCGTCTCCGCAACAGAACTCCATATCGAGTGGTGCGCTGCTCAGTCAGGGCGCCGCGCAGGACATGGCGACCGGGCAGGCGTTGCAGTCCGTGGGCGGTGAAGCCTCGCAGATGATGACCGATCAGCAGAACATCGCTAATCAGGTCCGCGTCAACGATGCCGTCAACCAGCTCAAGACGCAGCAACAAACCCTCACGTACGACCCCAACAGCGGCTTCATGCACCAGACGGGGCTTGCTGCGCTGCAACGCGACAGCGGTATGCCGCTGGCCGACGAGTACGCGCAAAAGCTGAACGACACCACGCAAACGCTGTCGTCGTCGCTGAGCAACCCCGTGCAGCAACGCATGTTCAACATGCAGGCACAGGACATCACCACGCAGTTCCACGGGCAGGCGACGCAGTGGGAAGGCCAGCAGTTCAAGGCGTATCAGGGTTCAGTGAACGACGGCACGGTCAAGGTCGCGCAAAACGACGCCGTGCTGTACTACAACGACCCCGACCGGCTCGCCACCAACGTGCAGGCGATCAAGGCTGCGGTGTACGCGAACGGCAAACTGAACGGGCTTGCGGCTGTCGACATCGAGAACGGGCAGCGCCAGGCGAGCAGCGCGGCGATCGCGGGCGCGGTGACGGCCTCGCTGCAAAAGGGCAACGTCACGTACGCCGACAACCTGATGCAGAAGTTCGCACCGGACATGTCTGCCGACGACATCATGCGGATCAACGGCCAGATGAACGGCGTGGCCGACCACATGATCGCGAATCAGGCCGTGGGCAAGGTGCTGAACAAGGTTGGCCCGGCAGTCGGCAACAGCCCGTTTGACCGTATGGTGAACATCACCGCGCAGTCTGAATCGGGCGGCAAAGACTTCAACCCAGATGGCTCGGTTGTGACTTCCCCGACCGGCGCGATGTACAAAATGCAAGTCGTCGGGTCGACGAACAAAGACCCCGGCTACGGCGTGCGGCCGGCGCAAGATGACACCCCCGCCGAGCGAAACCGCGTCGGGCGCGATTACCTTCAGGCGTTGCTCGGTCAGTACGGCGGTGATCCGGCGAAGGCGTGGGCGGCTTACCACGACGGCCCCGGCGCACTCGACGACGCGATGGCAAAAGCAAAAGCCGCCGGCACGCCGAACGCATGGGCTGCGAACTTGACGCCCGAGGGGCAAAAGTACGTCGCACAGAACATGCAAGCGCTGAATTCGAATTCCAACAGCAACCTGCAACGCGCATCGAAACTGGACGTGATCAACGCTGTGCGCTCTGACCCGGCGTTGCAAGCCCGGCCCGAGCGCATGCAGATCGCGGTGACGCTCGCCGGGCAGCAGTACGACGAGCAGACGGCGGCAATCAAGCAGACGAACGACGCGAACAAGGCGCAGGTGTTGCGCACGCTCGAGCAGAACCGGGGCAACGTCAATTCCGTGTCGCCGGTCGACATGGCGAAGCTTAACCCCGACGACGTGCCGGAAGTGCTGAAGTACGCGAAGAACATTGCCGAAGGGTCCAACACCACGAACACCGCGCTCTATCAGACGTTGATCACGTCGCCGAAGATGCTCGGCCAGATGTCGAACAACGAGTGGCAAGCACAAGCCCCGAATTTCTCAATCGACGACTTCAAGCACCTGACGCAGATCCGCGCCGACCAGGTCAACAACACCGGCACGAACTCGCCGGGTAGCGTCAACCTTCGCGCGATGAACGAAACGCTGACGCAGCGCTTGCAGACGATCGGCCTCAACCCGTACCCGAAATTCAGCGGCTACGGCGCGGACCCCGAAGCCGTTGCCCACGTCGGCGCCATTCGCCAGTTCGTCACGGAAAGCTTGCTAGGCGCGCAGAAAGAAGCGGGTAAGAAGTTCACCGAAGCGGATATCGAGTCGCACATCGACGGGCTATTCGCGAAATCGGTCACGTTCAATAACGTGAAGGACTACGGTTTGTTCACGACGAAACAGCCGGATACGACCCTCAACATGATGTCGATGACGGACAACCAAATCCCCAACGATGTGCACGACAAGCTGACGGCTGACTTCAAGTCGCACGGCATTCCGAACCCGACACAGGGCCAATTACTCGGCGCTTACTGGCACATGAAAACCGCTTCCCAAGGTACGCACTAATGGCTGACATCGTTGTTCCAGGCGTGGCAACCAGCGACGCACAAGCGCCGAGCATTCCGCCGCTGGCGGTGTCGCCCATCGCCGAAGCGCACCGTGCTCAGGCTGATCTGGCCCCACATGGTACCGGCACCCAGCTTGCCTCCGCGCCGGTAGCCCGCGCGCCCACGCCTGACACGTCGAGCGCGGTTTCGGCGTACCTCGCGAGCACCGCGGCCACGGCGCAAGGCAACATTGCGCTATCCGCCGGCGCGAATCCCGACTACGAAGCCGAGATGGCGCAACTCGCGCGGCAAACGGGCGTGCCTGTCGACAGCGCCCGCGCGTTCCCGGATGAGCTTAAGCAGCGCGCGGCAGTGCAGAACATCGATTTTCAGAACTTGGCGAAGCGGTTTCCGGCCACGGCTGCGTTCTACCAGAATCTGAACAACGCGAAGATTGCGCACGACGACGTGCCGGGCATGCAGGCGATCGAGCAGGCCACGGGCAACCTCGGCCCGGCGGGTAACACCGTGCCGCTCGCGCCCGGCACGACCGGGTATGCCCAGCCGGACAATTCCGCATTACCGCTGCGCGAGCGCATCTCGAATTGGGGGCGCAACCTGCTCGGGCTGGACGCGAGCACGCCGACAGGTAACGCCCAGGGCGCGGGCAGTGCACAGGCGTTCATACAGAACTACGCCAAGCAGAACGGCATGAGTGGCGGCCAGGTGCGCGACGCGGTTGGCGGCATGTCCGAAATCCCCGTTCAGTTTGCACAGAATTTCGAGAATTCATCCCTCGCCGGCATGGTTCCGGACACCGCCGGCTCGGCGCAAACCGTGCCGGGACAGATCGCAAGCGGATTGGGGAACCTATTCGGCTTCATGATCGGGGCGCCGCTGAAGCTCGCCGCTGGCGCGGTCGAGAAGGGCGGCGCAAAGTTATTCGAGCACGTCGCGGGCGAGTCATTCCTTAAGGCCACCGCGAAGGACGTTGGCGCGCAGGCGTCCACACTTGGACTCGCAAGCGCGCTCACCGCAACCGGCGATGCACTGAACCAGAACAGCCCGGAAGCGGCGCTTACCACGCTCGGCATGGCTGGCGTGCACGGCACAGAGATGGGTGCTGTGTTCGGCGCAGCAGGGCGCGTGCTGCCCGACAACACGATCGTGCAGACCCTCGCGCGTGCGGTTGGCACGAATGCGTTCATGGATGCGATACAGGGTACGACGCCGTGGGATGACCGCACGCCGGCACAGAAGGTCATGGACTACGGCTTGAACACGATGTTCTCGCTGCACGGCGCGGGGCGTGCAGCCGGCGGTTGGCTACAGGACGCCGCCAAGGCCGAGACGGCGACCGCTGACGCGGCAACGCTTACGGATCTGGCAACGTCGGCTTCGAACTCGAAGCTGCGGCCGCGCGATCCGCAGGCGTTCAAAGACTTCGTGGCGCAAGCGAACGCCGATGGCCCGGTGCAAAACGTGTACGTCGACGGCACGACGCTTGCGAACGCGCTCAATCAATCGGGCGTGAAGATAGGCGACGTGGAAGCGACTATGCCACGTGTCGCGCAGCAGTTGCCCGAAGCTATGGCAACCGGCGGCGACGTGTCGATTCCCGTTGAAGACTTTGCAACGCACATTGCGGGCGGCCCGCTGCAAGATGCGTTGATGCCGCACCTGAAGACCGACCCGGAAGGCATGACGCAATTGCAGGCGCAGGAGTTCTATCAATCGCACGTCGAGTCATTCGGCAAAGCTGCCGAAGGTGTGGTCGCGGATAAGCAGAACGACGACGCGGTCGCGCAATCTGCGCAGGCGGTGCACGACAATATCCTCGGCCAGCTCACCGAAGCGAACCGCTTTCGACCTGACGTGAACAAGGTGTATGCAGCGCTCGCGCGCGACAGTTACGTCGCAGCCGGCGCACGCGCGGGCTTGTCGCCTGAATCGATGTATGAGAAATACCCGCTGAAGATCACGGCCGACGACGCGCCGGGCGCGAATGCGTTGGATCAGTTGCCGAGCGACGTCTCGGTTGGACCGGCCAGCATTCGCACCACGCCGCACCCGGACAAAGTTTTTTACCACGAGACAAGCCCGCAATCCGCCGCGTCGATCATCGCGGACGACATGACTAATCATGCGCACGGCGTGCGTACGTCCAATCTGTTTGTGACCGATGATCCGGCACTCGCTATTGGGCAGGGCGGCAAGGGCGTCCACATTGAGTTTGACGGTGGAGCGGTTAGCGCCAAGACGCACGAGAAGCCCGGCACGGGCGTTATCGGCGGAAACGAGTACAAAGCCGATGCAATGGCGAACGGCGCAATTGAACGCGTCACGGTTGACAAGGGTAGCGACTTACCGTTGTCGCGCACACAGAAAGCGAATTTCGAAAACCGCTTCGATAAGGCCACGTTGCCGGACGGTTCGACCGAATACACGCGCAAGGCCGCGAACGAAGTCGACCAAGGTGCCCGCGGCAAGCTGTCGTTCAATGACGATATCACCAGCGGCCCGAGCACGATCACGCTGAACAAAGACGCTGATCTATCGACGTTCGTGCATGAACTCGGGCATTTCCATTTGGAAATGCTCAACCACATGGCGAAGGGCGTCGAACCCGCGCCGTTGAAAGCGGGCGACACAGCAACGTGGAAGAATGCCGACACCGATATCCCGGTCACGTTTCACGGTAACGCCCCCGAGCTTGGACCGGACGGACGGCAGTATGCCGAAGTCGAGCACAACGGCCAGCGCTCATTTGTACCCGCCGACGAACTCGCGGGCAAGGATAGCGGCATCGATCAGGGCGTGGCGAAAGACTTCGACACCGTGACGCAGTGGATGGGCACGACGCCGGAAGCCTGGCGCGGTATGTCGCTCGAAGAAAAGCGCCCGATGCACGAGCAGTTTGCGCGCGGCTTCGAGGCGTACTTATTCGAAGGCAAAGCACCGACGCCGGAATTGCAAGGCGTGTTCCAACGCGTTCGCGCGTGGATGGTCAACGTCTATAAGTCGCTGCAAAACCTGCACGTGCAGTTGTCGCCCGAAGTGCGCGGCGTGTTCGATCGCCTGCTCGCGACCAACGATGCGATTCGCACCGCCGAAGCCGAGCGCGCATACACGCCGATGTTCCACACGGCCGAAGAAGCGAACATGTCGCCGGACGAGTTCCAGGCGTACCACGCGCTCGGCAACGAAGCAACGCTCGAAGCATCCGACGAGCTCACCGCGCGCACGCTCCGCGACATGCGCTTCACCGAGATCGCCAAGGATCGCGCCAGTAAGGAAGTGCAAGCCGATGTTGCCGCCAAGCGCGCGGCGATACGGGATGACGTTAAGACCGAAGTCGCCAAGGAACCGGTGTACGCGGCGCAAGAATTCCTGATCAGCGAGAAAAACAAGGCCGAGCCGTTGCCGGGCGATCTGGTCGCCGAGCGCTTCGGCTTCACCGACGCCAAGGAAATGACGTCGGCGATTGCCAACGCCGAGCCGCGCAAGGCTGTCGTGGAAGCAATGACCGATCAGCGCATGCTCGAAACCTACGGCGATATCACGTCACCGCAGGCGATGAACGCCGCGGCGAATCAGGCCATCCACAACGAAGTACGCACGCGCTTTATCGCGACCGAGTTCAAGGCGCTGACGAAGGCCACAGGCGGTGTTCGCGTTCTAGAGAAAGCGGCGAAGGCAGTAGCCGAAACGACGATCGCTAAGGCCCGCGTGCGCGATATCAACGCGTCGAAGTACGGCGCAGCCGAAGCCCGCGCCGGCAAAGCAGCGGATGCCGCACGGCTCAAGGGCGATCTCACCGAAGCCGCACAGCAAAAGCGCAACCAGTTGCTGAATAACCAACTGGAAAAGACCGCGCGTAACGCCGCAGCCGAAGTGCTGAAGGCCGTCGACTACCTGAAGAAGTTCAGCAAGGACACCGTGCGCGGCAAGATGGACGTTGATGTGCGAGACCAGATCGACGACATGCTGTCGCGTTTCGACTTGCGTAAGAACCCGGTCGATACCCCGACGCGCAAACAGATCAACCTCGAAAAGTGGATCGACTCGCAAGTCGCCATCGGCATGGCGCCGAACGTCTCGGCCGATATCCTGAATCAGTCTTTCCGCACGCCCTATCGCGACATGACGATGGAACAGTTTCGCGGGTTGACGGATGCGGTCAAGTCGCTGGAAAAGATCGGCCGCGACCGCAAGACCGCGATGATTGCCGGCGAGCGCCAGGACATCAAGACCTACGTGAACGAAAAGCTGATCCCGAAGATGCAGGCGCGCGGCGACCAGTTCAGCGATGCCGAGATATTCGACAAGCCCGCAGACCGCAGCAACAATCCGTTTAAGATCGCGCTCGATCACCTGTCGTCGAATCTGCGCTCGGTCAAGGCGCAATTGAAGCCGCAGGAATACAAGCGCAACCAGTACGACATGCACGAGCTGCTTGGGCCCTTCGGCGAGGCGATTTACGAACCGGTGTTCGCCGCCAACTATCGCGAAGTGGATATGCTCAAAGGCATGTCGGACGACTTCAAGGCGATGGCCGACCATCTCGGACGTGCGTGGCAAGACAGCATGCACGATATGGTCGATAACAAGACGTTGATGGACGTGAACCGCAGCAGCGAAGGCAACCAAGTACCGTTGCGCCTAACGCGCGGGCGCATGATCGGTATCGCGCTGCACGTCGGCAACGAGTCCAACTTCGACAAAATGACGCAGGGTTGGAAGTGGAACCCGCAAGACGTGTGGTCGTTACTGCGTAACAACATGACCGAGAAGGATTGGAAAGCGGTCGCCGCGGTTGGCAAGCAGTATGAAAAGCACTGGCCGGACATGGCCGATATGAACAAGCGACTCGGCAACACGATGCCTGAGAAGGTCGAGCCGCGCCCGTTCACCATCGAGACGAAGGGCGACGACGGTCAGGTGAAGTCGCTCGAGTTGCCGGGCTGGTACGCCGCCGTCAAATACGACCCGCTGCGTTCGCGCCGTGGGGAGAAAGAAGCCGCTGCACGGGCTATCGATCCGGGTGAAGGTCTATTCGGCAAAGCGTACTACCGTGCGGACACCACGACAAACGGTTCGCTGAACGCACGAAACCAAGGCTACACCGACGTCGTGGATCTCGACTTTCACACGATCCCGCAGACGATGACCGAATCGATACACGATCTCGCATACCGCGAGGCGTTAATCGACGTCCACAAGATCATCACAGACAGCGATTTCACGAAGCAGTTCCGCAAGACCTACGGCCCGGAAGCCTATCGCTCGCTGCAAGACTGGCTTGGCAAGATCGCCAACGCGGGCAACGTTGACCGTGAAGTCGGCGCACTCGGCAAGATCTTCCAATACACGCGCACGGGCATGGTGATCAACGGCATCGCGTTCCGTATCTCGACGGTGCTTAAGCACGGCGGATCGGCGGCAATCAAGACCGGCGGCTACTTCACGGGTGGCGGCGAAAAGTTCCTGCTGTCGCGGGCGGCCGCGATGGGAACTAACTTCAAGGCCGAGATCAAAGGTGCGCAAGAAAAGTTCCCCGAGATCCGCGCCCGGCTGCTGCAACAGGATCGGGATTTTCGCGCGATGTCGGCGAACCTGTTCGAGCCCGAAGGCAAGATGGCGAAAGGTGAGCGCTTCGGCCATGCCGCCGTCGCGTGGTCGGACATGATGACTGCCGTGCCGACCGCATGGGCCGCGTACGACCGGGCCATCGTTGAAGGTATCCCGAAGAACATGGGCGGCACGGGCGAGCCAATGACCGAAGAACAGGCCGTTGCCTACGCAAGCAAAGTCGTGCGCGAGGCGCATGGCAGCAACATCACGTCCGCGCGATCGATGGTGATCAACACATCGCACGAAGGCGTCAAGATGTTCACGACGCTGTACGGCTTCATGAACAACACCTACGGTCAGGGCACCGACATGGTGGACAAGCTGAAGACGGCCGGTATAAGCAACCCGCAGACGCTTGCGCGCGCCTTCATGGTACTGATCATGCCCGCGATTTGGGCCGGGTATCTTACCGAGGGGCCGCCCGGCCCAGACGAAGGATGGGCGCACTGGATCGCCAAAGCGATCGGCACTGAAGTCGCCGGCATGGTCCCGTTCGTGCGCGACGCGGCCGCAATGGTGGAAGGCTATAGCCACGCGGGGCAAGTCGGCGTCGAGTCGTTCATGAACACGCTTATCAGCGCGGGCAAAGACGTTGTGCACTTGGCCGAGGGCAAGCCCGTCAATGCACCGATCAAGAACATCGCGAACGCGGTGGGCATGGGCCTTCACATCCCCGGCCTGGGGCAGGCGGGCGGATCGGCACAGTACATGGCCGACGTTGCGGCAGGCAAGCAGCGACCAGCCAACGCGCTCGAATACGCGCAGGGCGTTGCGCTCGGACGCGGACCGAAGAAGCACTGACGCGTACGCATACCGAGTAAACGGGGGCTGAAAATCACGGGCATTCGATAGGAGTGCCCGCTTTGACTATTTCCAGCACGTTACGCCGAGCCGGGCCTTTCACGGGCAACAGTGTCGTTACGACGTTCCCGTTTGCATTCAAGGTATTCGACAAGACAAACGTCTTAGTCGTGCGCACCGATTCGAACGCCGCTGGCGCGCAAACCATTCTCGTTTTGGACTCCGATTATTCGGTCACGCTCAACGCTGACCAGAACGCGAACCCCGGCGGCACGATCCTTTACCCGCTGACCGGCACCGCGCTTCTATCGTCGACGCAGCAGCTTACGACTATCGGCTCACTGGCGTACCTGCAACCTACCGCGCTCACGAATAACGGCGGTTTTTATCCCGCCGTGGTTGAAGACGCGTTAGATCGGGAAGTCATCCTTTCGCAGCAGCTTCAAGAGATCGTGTCCCGCGCGATCGTATTGCCGATCACAGAATCGAACCCCCCGCAGTTGCCCCCGGCCGCACAGCGCGCGAACTCGATTTTTGGTTTCGATGCACTCGGCAATCTGTCGCTGATGCCGCTCACGGTGTCGGTTGGCGCTGGCGCGCTCACCCCCGAAGTCAAAGTAAATGGTGTCGACTTCACTGCAGGTACTTCGAACTCGATCACGCTCGGGAAGCTGTACGGCACGAAAGCGAATCTCGGCACGCTGGTGATGGCGGGCATCGCGCAAAACCCAAACAGTTATTCGTTGAACGGGCTCATAGTGACGTTCGACGCGGTGATCCCGCTTGGTGTCGACGCGATTTGGCTATTTGGCGGCACCACGCTTTCGACGCAAATCCCGCCGGACGGTTCGGTTACTGCGGCGAAGATGGCGGCCGGAAGCGTTGGTGATAGCCAATTGTTGTGGGGCGCGATTCTCCCGCGCATAGTCGCTTCTGTCGCAGCTATGCAGAACCTTAACGTCGCGACGTACCAACGCGCGAACACCAACGGGTATTACCCTGGTGGGCCTGGCGGCGCTGAGTACTACTATGACCCGGCGTACGCTCAAAGTAACGCGAACGGATTCACCACAATCACAAGCCTAACGGGCACCGGCTGCTGGCGTATGTTGCCGCGTGGCGTGGTCGACCTGTTTCACGCTGGCGCGAAGGGCGACGACATCGCGGACGACACAGCGCCCGTCAATGCCGCAATCACCTGGTGTATCGCCAACGGGGTAAAGCTGCGAGTGCCTGCCGCGCCCAAGGCGTTCCGCCTCACGAGCACGATTAACATTGTTGGCAACCTTCGCATGGAAGGCGATGGCGTCATGCCGTACACGGACGTGTCCAACGTCGTCGTGTCCAACGTGACGATCGGCGCGGGTCCGTGGTTCCACATCAATCACGCGGGCAAGGGCTTCAGTTCGGTCAATGCCGCCAACAACAATAAAAGCACCACGTTCTACAAGGGCATCGGCACGTACCGCGATCAGCCCACGCCGAACGGTGTGGCAGCCTTCACGCCGAATAACAACGATTGGGACTTCTACAACGATACCGTCGATCTGCACATGGACGACGTGTTTTGTTTGAACCCCACGAAGTTTAGCTACACCACGGGCGGTAGCCGCGCGAGCTATTACATGGTGCGCGGTCAGCCCTTGACCTACGGCATCCAGACGGACTACGCGGCCGATGTGTGCAAGTACGACCAGATTCGGTTTTGGGCGTGGTGGTCGCAGGCGCAAGGGGTGTGGAACTGGACTCTGGCTAATGCCCGTGCGTTCATCTTCGCGCGCAACGATACGCCGATGTTGTCGAACCTCTTCACGATCTTCTACAACGTCGCGCTCTATATCACGAGCAACGCGTTCGGCAACACGACCGGGCTTAAGTGCAACAACACCGACTTCGACGCTGGCATGAATGGGTTGCTCGTGGATGCTTCTGTACACGGCTTCGACGGCATGTTCACGAACTTTCGGACACAGGGCTACAGCGCCGCCTCCGGTCGCGGGGTCTATCTCGTTGCGGGTTCGTCCAACTGCGAAGTGCGCTTCGATAACTTCCGTGCCGGGTTCTACGGCACCGAGGGCGTGCGTGTTGACGGCAGCGGCAACGTGGTCTGGATGGGGGCGAATAGCAAGGTCGATCAGTGGAATCTTTCTAACATCGGTTTCCCGGCATTCGGCGCATCGGCAACCAACACGCTTCGTTTCGCATACCCGCCGTACACAGTTGCGCCGACGGGAACAACTACCCCAGTCGGCGGCGCAGGTGTATTCAAGGGCAAGTTGATAGACGACAACGTGTTCAACGGGTCCACAGACGGTAACGGCCAAGTGACGATCGTTCACAACCTGGGCGTGGCGCCGTTGGGTGCGGTGGGCACAGTGATTAACGGGACCGTCGGTATCACTCTGCAAGTGGTGTCTACATCTACCACGACTGTGGTGTTCCAGTTCCGCACTGCGACCACCAACGCCTCGCTTGTGCTTGCGGCGATCGGGTTCACTTACCAGTTCGTTTATTAAGGCCGGCCATGGAAGATAAGCCGTCCACTATTGCTGCCGCAATCCTCGCCATTAAGGCCGACTTAGACCAGCGCCACGGCGAAAACATTACGCAGGCGCTGGTCGGGGAACGGCTCCTAAACGAACTTATCGCCCGAGTGGATGGCCTTTACCACGCGTTTCCAGAAGAAGACCCGACCGGGCACCGCCGGTACCACGACGCGATCACCGAGAAGATCAGGGCGCGCGCCGAGTTCTATCAGAAGCTGCATGTTGAGCTGGCGAGCAAAGGCATTTGGGCGCTAATCGGCGTGCTGGCTTTGGCGTTAGGCAGCTATATCAAAACGAAGGTGATGCAATGATCAGCGAAGAAAACGAATGCCAACTGGTGCTTGAACTGCGGCGTGACGAAGGCGTGCGCTACTCGCCGTACAACGATTCGCGCGGGTATCTCACGGTAGGCGTCGGGCATCTAATCACCCGACCGTTGCCCTTGCCGGACGGCTGGGCGTACCCACTCAACGACGAACAGGTCGACTCGCTGCTTGAGTCAGATCTAGCAGCCGTGTACGCCGGTCTCAACGCCGCGCTGCCGTGGTGGGCGACGCTCAACGACGTGCGCCAGCGCGTGATCTGCAACATGTGTTTCAACCTGGGGCTGACAAAGTTGCTCGGCTTCAAGAACACGCTGGCGGCCATGCGGCAAGGGCGCTACGCCGACGCGGCTGCGGGCATGCTCAATTCGGCGTGGGCTTCGCAAGTAGGACAGCGCGCCGTGCGGCTCGCCAACATGATGACTACAGGGGCCTGACATGGCATTCGGAATAGACGACGCAATCGCGGGCGTAAGCAAACTGCTCGACGATGGCATGAACAAGATTTGGCCGGACCCGACAGCCAAAGCCACTGCCGAAGCGCTGCTCATGAAAGCGCAGACGGATGCCGCGCTCGCGATGATGACGCAGCAAATGTCGGCGATCCTGGCCGAGGCTAACAGCAAAGACCCGTGGACGAGCCGCGCCCGACCGAGCTTCATGTACGTGATGTACGTGATGATTTTGTGCGCTATCCCGATGGGCGTGCTGGCGGCGTTCAGCCCGCAGACGGCGGTTGCTATCGCACAGGGAATGCAGGCGTGGCTTAACGCCATTCCCAATGCGCTGTGGGGCACGTTCGGTACGGGCTATGCCGGCTACGTGATCGCGCGCAGCTACGAAAAAGGTCAAGGGGTATCCAAATGAAACGAATTCTTGCCGGCGTAATCGCCGCGCTGCTGACTGTATCCGCGAGCGCCGCTTCGCTGTACCCGCTCGGGATGATGAACCCGGTTGGCTCGACGAGCGGCCAGGTCGTTACGTCAACCGGGCCGACGACCCCCGCCACGTGGTCGACGATCGGCGCGCTTGGGTATGCAACGCTCGCCTCCCCTGCATTTACGGGCATCCCGACTGCGCCAACCGCCGCGCTCAACACGACGACGACGCAGCTCGCAACTACGGCATATGTGGTGAACCAAGGATATCTTACGATCAACTTGGCTACGTCTACCTATGCGCCGTTGGCGTCTCCGTCATTCACAGGCTCGCCGGTTGTGCCTGGATACCTGACGACGGCAAGCGCAACATCGACGTACGCGCCCCTTGCGTCGCCTGCTTTGACCGGCACGCCCACCGCGCCTACGGCAACAGCCGGCGCCAGCACGACACAGTTGGCTACCACCGCCTTTGTGACCGCGCAACCTACGATCAACCAGCCGAACATTGTTGGCGTCACAGCGGCAACCAATGCTTCAGCAGGGAGCGTAGGCGAAAGCCCGACGCCGACAAACCTTTCCGGGGTTTCGCTGACAAATGCCACGGCAGCGAATGTCGCGAGCATCAGCTTGGGGCCGGGAATTTGGTTCGTGCAAGCAATCGCTCAGGTCGTTCCTGCTGGCACGACAGTTATCTCAAACGTCGTTGTCGGCGTAAGCACGACATCTGCAACGCAGGGCGCGTTAGGCAGCTTCACGGCAGCGGCTACCGGCGCAGCGGCCGGCTTCTCTCAAACCCCTGCATCGCCGTGGGTGCGCGTGCCGTTGGGGTCAACCACAACCGTGTTCGCAATTGTTAACGCCAGCTTCTCTGTGAGTACGTGTACCGCGAATGGCTTTATCTCGGCGCTCCGCGTTCACTAGTAGAACGGCCACGTCAGCGTGTCGGCTGGAAGAGCCGGCCAGCCGAACACTGCGTGAAGCAGCACGGCTATGTTCATGGGAAGCGCTGAAGCGCGGGGCACTGCTCCCCATACCCAAGCCCACGGCACGACGAGCCACGCGAGAAACAATACGGAAGCAGTCTTATTGTCGATCGATCTGATGAAGGCGGGGTTGAACAGCCAGTAGACCCCGATCACCATGAAGCTCGACACTGCAAAGACGCGTGTCTGATCTCCCGAGATCGGCAGCAGGAACATTAGGCCTCCTAGAACCGCGAGTATCGGGACCGCCTTTCGGCCATCGTCAAACTGCTTGAAGACCGCCAGCCACGCCACCCCGAACGCTGAAAAGATCGTGACAAAGGGATGGTAGGAAAACTGGTTCAGAGTCATCGGCAAGTATTGCTTCAGCCAAAACACCCGTCCGCCGTCGATCTGGATATTCCAGTGCCTGATGATTCCCATCAGCACTAATTTCCCCGCCACAATCCCAACGACGAGGCCGAGCAACCAGTGCCACGAATAGGGTCGCTCGCCGTCGAACATATGGCCCAGCACCATCGCGCCGAAGATCGCCGCAGCGCCCACCATAGATTGCTCGAAGTGCTGCATTCCGAGTCCGACGCCAACCAGCGCGACGACGAACCGTGAACGCGGCATCGCCAGCGCGGCCATCATCAGCATGAGCGTGAGCGAGTCGTAAGATACCCAATAGTAGGCCGTTGCCGATACTGGAAGCGCGACGAAAATCAAGAGCGCTACCCTGGCGGTCCGGCCGTCGAATCGGGAAAACACTGTCTTCACAAACAGCGCCGTGAAGGCCATCGAGAACGCCAGGTGCAGCAGAAAGAAACGTCGGGGCGATGTAGCGTGAACCTCGTGTGCGATGAACGATCCGAGCCAGTTCCAGAATAAATACTGCTGCTCGGGAATTTGGAAGGGATTTTTAAACGGGTCCATCGCCAGCACTTGGAGCGCACCCAGGTTGGGGATTTCCCATATGCCAGACTTCATCAGGGTCATCGCGAGCACGATAGTGACGAACTTCCATGCCGGTGTTTCGAAGATGAACTTTTCAGCGGCCGATAATATTTTCACTGTCAGGCGCCCATCACGAATAAATGACGGGCTAGTTGCCAGCAGATTAGGGCGACGAGCAAAGCGGCGGCTAAATATTTCATGGCGTACCTTAAGTTTTAAGCGGGAGTTTATACCACTCGCTTACGCTTCATGGCTTCGAGCAAGATGTCCTGCACTTCGCGCTTTGTCTCGCGGCGGAGCATCACGTCTTCGTCGACTGTGTCGCGGGCGATGATGTGGTAAATAAAGACCGGCCGTTTATAGCCGGCCTGCAATTGCCGGGTCGGGCCAATCCGCTCGATGATCTGCTGAAACTCTTCGAGATTCCACCAGTGGCCGAAGAACGCCACGATATTGCCGCCGTCCTGAAGGTTCAGTCCGTGCCCAGCGCTAGCAGGGTGAGCAAACAGAACAGGGATACGCCCAGCGTTCCAATCCCGAATAGTTTGAGGGTTTGCGTCCAAGACGCGCCCCCTAGGAAAAGCACGAGTGAGACGAGCCAAATCAGACTTGAAGTGGTAAGCCACGAGTACAGGCATGCCGGATGCCTCTTCAACAATATCTTCAAGCGCCTGTAATTTGGCATCGTGAACCTCTTTCCAATTTCCTGAATCATCAACATATGCGGCTCCGTTAGCAAGTTGTAAACATTTAATCGTGCGGCTGGCGGCGTTCACGGCTTCGATCTCGTGCTCGCCGATTTCCATATACATGCGCTTTTCCATGTCCTGATACAGCCGCCGAGCGGGCGCCGGCAAGTCGACGTATATCCGCCGCACGATCGGCTCTTTAATGTCGAAATAGTCGGCGGCGTTCAACGACAGGCAGATGTCGCGCAGCTTGGCTTGGATCTCGTCTTGCGCATGGTCGAGCGGTTTGATCTGGGTGTAGCCCGCGCCACCGCCGGGCACGGCTTGGAACCACCGGTTTTGAAACGACGTGAAGTTGCGCCCGAGCCGGGTTCCACCGTCCAAAAACCACGTCTGGCCCCAAAGATCTTTTAGCCCGTTGGGGGCTGGCGTGCCGGTCAGGTTGATCCAGCGCCGCACCTTCTTGTGCGCAACCTCGGCAAGCGCCCGGCCGCGCACACTGCCGCCGGTCTTTTTCAGGAACTCGTTTCCCTTCTTACTCACCTGCGTCGAGATCCGCGTCGACTTTAGCTTCGTCGACTCGTCGGCCACCACCGAGCCGAACGGCCACGGGCGGGGGTTATGCTTGAACCAGTCCACCAGCCAGGGTAGGTTTTCGTAATTGATCGTCATGATCGGCGCGTCCGTGCGCAGAGCCATCGCCCGTTGCGCCGCGTTGCCGATGATTGGCACGACGTCCATTCCCGACAGGTGATCCCACTTCCGGCACTCGTCCGGCCAGGTGGATTGTGCGACGCGCAGCGGGGCGATTACGAGCGTCGGTTCAGTCTCGATGCCGAGCGAGTAGAGCGCTTCGAGATGCGAAAGCGTCGAGCTGGTTTTTCCAAGCCCCATTGACGCAAAGACCGCGCACCGCTCGTGCTCGGCTAGGTGTTCGCCGATCCGCAGTTGCCCTTCGCTCGGGTTATATATCCGGCGGGTCATTCGGCTTTTTTCGCCAGATATTCCCAAAACGGCACCTTCACGCCGTCCACTTTGAAACCCCACACACCCTGAAACTTGCTCGTAACGAACAACGTCCACACGCCACCGTCTGAGACTTCGGTAATGCGGTGGTATTCGCCGAAGTCGAGCCGGGCGGTTTCGCCTCTGGTGCGCACAGCCCAATGTCCGTTTTCCCGTTCCTCGATATACCAACCACGCAGGATGAAGGTACGGGCGTTCCACGGGTGGTCGTGAAGATCGCGATCTTGGTCGGGTTGCATGATGTGGTGGATTCGCAGACTCAGCGGGAACCACGTGTGCTTTGTCTTGCGTGTCACGCTGTCGTACGGGTTTACTAACCAGTACCGCTCCATGTAGGTGACGCCATCTTTGACGATGTGCAGGTAGGGCGTGCACATGGAGCGGCGGATTAACCAGCAGGTAACGGCAGGAATGGCGAGAATTCTGGCAATGGTTTTCACGATTTCTTCCCTAATAAATGCTATGGCATTGCCCGCAAACCCTTATGCGGTCGTGCCTGTTTCTTGAGCAAATGATTAGGGAGCACTCACGCTAAAGCCTTACCCGGTAAGGCTTTGCCACGCATTGACCTATCTGATTTGGGATCAGAGGGTCGAAGGTTCGAATCCTTTCGCTCCGACCACTATTTATAAGGCTTTGCGGGTAGCGCGTTTTGTGTTCCCTAATCGGTTCCCTAACGTTTCCCTAATAAATTAGCCGCCCTTGACGCAGAGAACCTGCTTCAAGATGTGCACGACGTCGACCAGATCGGTTTGATTCGCCATGACGGAATCGATCGATTTGTAGGCGCCGGGGATCTCGTCGAGCACCGCGTCGTCTTTGCGGCACTCGACGCCTTGAGTCTGTTCGGCTAGGTCCGCGAGGTTGAAAACCTTGCGCGCCTGCGTGCGGCTCATCTTGCGGCCCGCGCCGTGGGAGCACGAGCAATACGATTCCGCATTGCCTTTGCCCTTCACGATGTAGCTGCGCTGCCCCATCGATCCGGGAATGATTCCGAGATCGCCTTCGCGAGCACGAATCGCACCCTTGCGGGTTACCCACAAGTTTTTACCGAAGTGGTTTTCGCGCTCGACATAATTGTGATGACAGTTAATCGCTTCCTGCGTGATCGTAAACCCCACTAATATATGCCGGCGCAATGCCGCAATAACGGTCGACATCATCACGCGGCGGTTCTCAAGCGCGTAGTCCTGAGCCCAATTCACCGCTTCAACATAATCGTTGAAGTCGTCGGTATCTTCGGGAAAGTAAGCGAGATCGCCATCCGGCAGGCTGATGAAATATTGTTCCATCCGACGCTTCGCCTTCTCAATGAAGTAGCGGCCGATCAGGTTACCGACGCCGCGCGAACCCGAATGCAACATAATCCAGACGTCTTGCGATTCGTCGATGCACAACTCGATAAAATGATTACCTGAGCCGAGCGAACCGAGTTGTTTCTGCGCGCGGTTCTTTGCAATACCCGGATGCTTCGCCGTGAGCGCTGCAAGCGACAACCACATACCCGAATCAACTTCCGGTACGCGGTCTTCGTTGTGAGCGCCGCCGGTTCCGAGCGGCACGTCGCGTTCGATCTGATGGCGGATCGCCAATAGACTATCCGGTAAGTCGGACGCCTTCAACGACAACCGGACAGCGTTCATGCCGCAGCCAATATCGACGCCAACCGCAGCCGGGATAATAGCCCGGTCGGTAGCGATCACCGTGCCGACAGTAGAGCCGATGCCCGCGTGCACGTCCGGCATGCAGGCCACGCCGTTGCCCGCTATGAACGGGAGCCGCGCCAGATTCTTGAGCTGCGTGAGCGCTGCGTCTTCAATCTCGTCGGTCCAAATTTTGATCGGCCGTGAACCTTCAGTGTTTATTACGGACTTCATGCCGCACTCCTGGGTATGCGCAGCCGGACATCAGCCACCGGCACTTCGCGCTGTTTGAAATAAATCTCGGTTGTGCTTTGGCTCGAATGCGCAGCCGCAGCCTGCAACGCCTTGATGTCGTACCCGGCGCGCTCCGCGTCCGTCAGCGCCTTCGCGCGCACCATCTTGACCGTGTATCCCAACTCGCTCAGTTCAGCCCGTTCAGCGGCCCTGTCGAACGCCGCGCGGAAAGCGCCAGGTGCGTACTCGCTGCCGTCGATCGCGTGGATGACTGGCGCCGCACCGATTCGTGTGTAACCGTCGATCGTGGCAATGCGTTCCAGCACCGCGACGATCTCGGGCGTGATCGTGATGTCGACGGCAATGCCGCTTGAATCTTCGGTCTTGGTCGGCAGGAAGTGGATCACGCCGGCCGCACGATCGACGTCCGACCATTTTAAAAGGCGGATCTCGGTCGAGCGTTGCAGCGTCAGATAGCACAGGTCGATAAAGCACTGCATCATCGGGCCGGTCGGCACCTTCTGCGTAATCACCTTGCCGTCTTTCTTGGTGTACGTTGCCGTCAGCATGGCCGTGCGGATCGCCGCGAAGTGCTCGTCGGTGATGTACGTCTTGCTCGGCTTGGGCTTTTTCAGCTTCACTTCCTTGCAGGGGTTCGTGTCGCGCTTGCCCTTCTCGACGCACCACTGAAAGAAGCCTGAAAGAAACGAGCGCATGATCCGCTGCATCGACAGCTTGCCGGCGTACTTCACCTTCAGCCAATTCGAGATATGCGTCGGCTTGACCGCGCGCACGTCGGAGTTGCGAAAGCCAATGCCGGCGTACTCGCCGTACTTCGGCCACGCCGGGTCTTTCTGGTTGGCCTTGTGCTCTTTCACGTACGTGTCGATCAACGGCCGCATGTCGCCCGAACCCTCGGGCCGCTTGCGCTTTTCCATCTCTTCGGCCAAGCGCTTGACGAGCAGGTCTTCGCTGTCGGTGAGTTTGCACAGACGAATCCACTTGCCGCTGACCGGCTCGGACCAATACCACGAGCCGTCTGACGGATAGACGCGAGGGTATTTGGCTTTTTTGCGGGTGGTCATGGGGCGATGCCGAGCAGTTCTTCAGCGGCGAACAGCGCGTCGAGCACGCGATCAGACTGGTTACAGCGAACAGCGTCGTCCAACTCCCGAAGCGCAGCTATGGCGCGATTCACAAGCGCCACGAAGCGCTCGGCTTCTTCCCGATCTTCGCCGATTTCTAAACCGTCGAAGCCGTTGCCTTTTATGGTCGGGCGGTCTTCGCCTGTGTAATTTCTTACGACGAATGGTTCCATGATCTCAATCGAAACACAGTTCGACTTTCCCGGCATCTTCGACGCCAACGGAAAGCCCGTTTTTCTTCGCGCTCAATGCTTCGAACGTGGCCCAAGTCACAATCAGTCTACCGCCAGCGCCGCGCGCCGGCTCGCAGCCGAACGTGCGTTTAAACCATTCGGCTTGCGCGGTGTAGCGAGTCTTGCCGGTGGTATCGATCAGGTCGACCGGCGACATCAGGCGGTCGTTCATAAGAACCCCAACAGGATTCCGAGACCGATAACGCACAGCGTGAGCATGCCCAGGCCCAGGCGGATAATGTACAGCAACGTGTCGGCGTCCGAGACGTCTTCCATCGTGATCGGGTCGTAGCGGTTCATGCGCGTATCTCCGGGTCGTCAGATAGGCAACACAAGTAATCGATCGAGACCTCGCACGCCTTTGCGATTTCGATAGCCAGCATGAGTCCGGGGATTGAACGGTTGGTTTCGATCAACCCAATGTTGTTTTTCCGACAGCCGATAATCCCGGAAAACTCAACCTGCGTCAGTTCCATTTCCTTGCGCAACCGGCGGATGCGGGCGCCGATAGATTCATGGTGTCTGTTCATAGCAATGCAACCTCTTGGAAAAACGCGTCGACCGCTTCAATGGTGTCGAGCACACGAACGTCCGCACCGACAGCGCGCAGGCGTTCGTGTTCGCGAACCTGACTGGCTCGGGGTTTGCCCTTTGGGCGTTTCAGTTCGACGAAGAACACTTGACCGCACAGCACGAGCACCCGATCCGTCGCGTCCTTGCGGCCGATGTAACGGATCTTGCGTTGCTCGCCGCCGTAGTGCTTGGCGCGCGATACGAAGTGTTCTTCGACGGTGCGTTCAAGCACGACGATTCAACTCGCGCTTGAGACGTTCTATGTCGGCGAGCAGGCAAACCACGAACACCGAAAGGACGCCCACCGCGTAAATGAGGGCGTCAACCATGGCGACTGAACTCCAAAGCCATCAGCGCGCAACTGATCTTGTCGGCTTTGTACTTCAGCGCCGACTCACGCCGCACGGTTTCGCGCCGCACCTGATACAGGTAATCGATATCGCGCTTGATGGCGCGAAGGCGGCGGGTCAGCAGCCAACGGTTGAGAGTGGTTTTCATGATTTATTTTCCTTTTATCCCAAGAAAATCTTCAATCTGAGCGTGAAGCGGACGCCCATAGTTCCGCTGCCACAACGATGCAGTTCGGATGTTCAGCAACTTGTCGCGCGAAATGCGACCGATGTGCTCCCGCGCAGGCGTGAGTACTTGGTATCCGCAGCCCCATCCCTCATCCGTTAAGCCGCAATCGAGGCATACGCGCCATTCCGATCCATCCATATCGGTGCACTCCGCTACGTGTTGGTGTGCGCACGCTAAAACAATCTCACGTACCGTTTGCGCTAGTGCCTCTTGCGCGCACACCAATTTCCGCTGCGCTTTTTCTATGTGCTTGTTCATGACTGAACTCGAAGTAAGCGCACCCAAATCGTGGCGCGCATGCTGTGGGTAAGCCGGCAGACGTCGTGCATCGTCCAGCGGGCTACGTAGGTGAGGATCATTTTTGTCTCGGGTTTAGTAAGGAATATCCGTACATTACTCCGTCCGGTTTTTCCGTACAAGCACTTTTTATTCTTTTTTGTACCGGTCGCCTTCAAAGCCCGCAGCCGACAGCGGCAAGCCCGTTGCCCAAGGCGGAATCGTCGCGATGATTTCCGACAGTTGGCGCTCGCTGAACTCTTCTCGATCCGGGGTTTCGGTCACGAGCTCGTCGTGCACCGACAGCACGATCTCGTAGCCGGCGGCTTCAGCGCGCGGCATGGATTCGAACAGCACGTCGCGGGCAACTGCCTGGCACAAGTTCTCAAACAACTTGCCGCCGTAGGTCTTAACGCGTTGCCATTTGCGTGAGTAAGGATTCACGCCCATGTACGACAGTTCGCCGTCGTCGCTCACCTTCGGCGCGATATAGCAAAGCTGCCGGCCGCTTGGCATTTGCACTCGCAGCCAGTTGCCATCGCGCCGCAAAATGATGCGCCGGCAATGAACCGTCGTGCCCGGCGAGCAGATCGCGCGCACGGCTGCGGCTTTCAGTTCGGGCCAGTAGCTTGACGTGGCCGGGTGCGCGCGGCGCCACGTGCGTTTCAGAATGTCGCACGCGATAAAGACGTCTTGCTCAAGCCCGAGCGTGCGTTTCTTTTTAAGGAACCACTCCCACGCGTTACGGGCCTCGCGCACGATCTCGGGGTCGATCGTATCGAGCGCCGCGAACACGGCCGCACGAATGAGATCGAGTTCCATCTTGTAGGTCAGCGTGAACGTGACGAACGCGCCGACGCCGCCTTCATATGCAAGCGCGAGTTCCTGCACCTTGCCGAGCTGTCGCATCACCTTGTCGACGGTTGCCGGATCGACGCCGAACGAGCGCGCATACGCCAGGACGTACAGGTCAAGCCCTTTGCGGATCGGCTCGCCGTCCGGCTTGTGGCCGATGATCGTGTCGTAATCGCGGAACGCTTGCAGCTTCCAGTCTTCGCCCGACAACCAGGCCGCGACCCGGCCTTCGATGTTCGACAAGTCGGACACCACCAGCTTTTTACCCGGCGGTGCGACGATCGAGCCGCGGATCACGTTGGACGTCAGGCCCATGACATTACTGAAAATCAGGTCGGCGCAATCAGTTTTGAGCGCCGCGACACCCATGTCGACGTATCGCTGCATGTCGCCGTCACCGAGCTTCTTAAGCCCCAACTCTTTCAGGATCAGCGGCACGTTCGGTCGTGGCATGTTGCCCGGCTGATACAGGCGGTGCGCCACGCGGCCCGTGCGGTTGGCGCCGCAGAACTGCATCAGCCCGCGCAGCCGGCCGTCTGAGGACACGCCACGCAGCAGCGTTTTGTATTTCGACGTGCTGGTCATCGTGGCTTCGAGCCGGATCGCGAGCAGTTCGCGCAAAGCGTCCGGCAGATCGGGGTCGAGAATGCGGCGCTCGAGCGTCGACTTCTTCATGTCCGGCAAGTCGACGCCGTACTCGGCGAGCAAGTGCTTGAGCATCTTGTCGCGCTGCGTGGCCTTCTGCACTTCGCCATCGGTGAGCTCCACCGTGCGCGCGGCGAGTTCCTTCTGTGTGATGGCAATCGCCCGCACGGCGGCTTCGGCCAACTCGACGTCCATCTGCATGCCGCGTTGATTGATACCTATGTCGAGATGCGATAGCGCAAGTTCGGATTTGTTATTGGGGTAATTCCATTTGGGGATTTTCGCGTGGACGGCTCGCATCGCGCGAATGTCTGACTTCGCGTAGTCGACGAACTCAGCCCACTCGACAGGATGTGTCAGCCGCGTGGCGCGGCGCAGTTCCATGTTGACCGGGCGGGGCATGCAGAATAGGCGGATCAGCGCCATGCCGCGTTTGTCTTTGGCCTGGTCCTGCGGCACGTTGAAGATCTGGCAAAGCAGATCCAAAGCGCCCGGCAAGCTGTGTTCGTACGCTTGCAGCATCGTATCGCGCCACTTCACAGTCGGCATGCGCGCGAGCAGTTCGGGCATGTCGTGGCGCATGACGGTGTAGTCGAACATGTTTCCGTTTTGCCACCAATACTCGTCGGCCTCGTCGATCGCCATGTCGAGATCGCCCGGCATCGGCTCGCCCGCCGTACGATCCCACGCCTGCACTTCACCGTCGTCAACGGCGTACGTGACGAGCATGATCTCGACGGGCTCGGCGTATATATGAGTACCCGACTTAAGCGGGGTAGGGCTGAAGGTTTCTGAATCAAGCCAGAGTTTCATTCGTCGTTACCGTAGAACCCGCGAATAGCAACGAACTCACCAGGGGTGTAGGGCTTTGTGACTTGGTTCACGGCGTCGAGATTCATTTGCGCGGCTTGCTCACGCGCCGTTTGTTCTTGCCGACACTGCAATACGATGAGCGTTTCGAAGCGCGTCGGGCGGACGTAGGCAACAGACCACGAGCCGTCAGCCTCTTGGACGGGAAAGTAGTGGATCACAGCAACTCCAATTGTTCGAACGGCATGTCAGGCCAAGTGCCCCAACCCTTCTTCGCGTTCGGTAGCCAGTGCATCACTTCCATGTTCACGTGCCAGTGCAGGCCGCAGACTAGCTTCCCGTCCAGCGGCACGATGTGGTCGACCACATGCATCTCGCCCGTCGTCTTCGTCAGTCGGGCTGCTTCCCGGTACATCGCACGGATCGCCGCCAGGTCTGCCCACTTCGGCGTGTTCCTGCGCTCGCGAGCGCGCCGTCGCTTCCCACCCGAGGTGCCACCGTGAATAACAGGGGCGCGTCGCTTCTGAACAATAAACAGCGGGCCAACGTGGTATCCCGTCGTGAGGGCAAGAGTAAGCTGACCGGTCGAACTCATCGTGCTCGCGCTGCGTGCCGTCGCGATCGAAGAAACACCCTGGCGAACCGCGTCTGTGCGGTGGTTGACCGCTAGGCATGCCACTGCGGGGTCCAACTCCACACCATGCGTATCCCGTGCATAAGCAGTGCTCATAAGCTCCGCGATCCTTCGCCATGTTTTTGATAACGCGAAATTTTGTCCCGCCGCACTTATTACACTTGCGCGGGATTTTGTAGTCGTCCGGGTGACGGTCGAAGACGTAGCGCAGCTTGCACGTTTCCTTGCTGCACCGGACGTTGAAGCGAGTCACGCAACCACCATCTCAATCAAGCCAGCGATCACGAAGCCCATCACCGCGAACGCCACGACGCCGATAGCATTACGCGCCATGAAACCGCCCGCAATGCCGGAGATATTCCCAACGAGAACTGCGAGCATAATTTCGAAGACAATCATGATGTGACCCCTTAGTACTACTGAGTTGGGTAAATCCGGCGTGTCTAAACTTTTCGGTCAATGTCTAACGGCCCCGATTTATGCACGCCGCCAGCGTGAAAAACGTTCGCGCGGGCACTGACGGGTAGCAAGTAAAGACTTAGTGCTGTGCGCCGGGTCACAACTTGGAGTGGCCGTCCCGCTGTATTCGGTGGAACCGATCCGGGTATGTTCTGCGGCGCCGACCGCCGCGTGACCGGTTCCGAACCCTTCTTTAGCTTGCCGCTTCGACGTCGATCTGCGAATTGACCATCGCGAAGAACGCATCGGCCGCGTGCTTGATGCTGTCGGTCGGCGTCACGAGCTGCGCGACCGCGAACAGGATGTCGGCCTCGAGTTGCGTTGCGACGATGTGCTTGGCCGGTGTGGTCAGGCTAGCGCTCGCCGAAGAGGCGGGCGAGGTCGTAGCGGATGGCGTTGATGCAGAGCCAGCAGCGGGGTCCAAGTCCGTGCCGGCAACTACGTTTCCCGGGTCAGCCGCCGCACTCGTCGAACCAGACAGGGTCGTATCCGGCACCGCGCCGGCGTTTGGGTCAGCCACCACGGAACTGTCGGCACTCGCAGGCGTAGCAGACGCCGAAGGGGCGGTGACGGCAACGACGTTTCCCAGGTCAGCCGCAGTGGTGCTCGGCGTAGTCGGGGTAGCTTCGGTAGACGTATCCACAACCGGCGCAGCGATAGTCAGGTCTGAGGGGGTGTCGAATACTGGCGGGGTCGATGTACTCGATGCGGGGCTGTCCGTGCTCGTCGATCCAAGCTCGGTGGCAACAGATTCCGCCGAAGATGAGGTCGACGACGCAACGTTTGGGACGTCAACCGCCGGGTCCGTGCTCGTCGCTGAGGGCGTATCGACGGTACCAACGGTCGTACCAGACGTGTCGGCCGTAGCTGCTTGGGCAGACGTGGCGCCAGCGTTTGGGATGGTAATCGGCGTGCTCGGGTCGACCACTTCGAAGTCGGCTTCATTGGCGAAGTCGACGGCGAGCGCTTCGAAGACGTCGCCTGAAATTTTGGATCTGATGCGGGCCATGTTTTTACCTTAAGAGTTTCGGGGTTCGTTACAAGCGCCCGAAGGCGCCGTGATGCTTAGCTGATGTCGTCTTCGGCCATTTCCGGGGCGTCGATGACTTCGAAGTCTTCATCCTTGGGCTTCGATGCGCCGCCGAACGAATCGCCTTCGCCGTGGTACTGGACCGCGATCAGGCCACAACGCAGGCCGGGATTGGGGGCGCCTTGTGCGTAGATCTCAACGGTGGCGTTCACGTAGCTGCCGGCGTAAATGCGGCCTTCCTTGCCCGGATAGAACTTGCCGTCGGAGCCCATCAGCTTCTTGGGTTTCGTTTTGCCGTCTTCAGGGTCCACGTAGCCGACGTTATCGAACAACATCGGACGTCCGTCTTTTACTTGACGGTGGCCGGCGAGCACCATCATCCCTTCGAACCCGTCGTACTCTTTCGTGTCGCCCTTCTGGTAGCAGCACTTGTTACCTTGCGGCTTGAACTCGTCGATCATCGCTTGCGCTTTCTTCGGCCACATCGCTGCGGCTTCGGTCTTAAACGCCGCTTCGATCGCCTTGTCGTTCTCGCTGCCCGGCGCGACAAGGAACGTCGCACTGTGGCGGAAACGCCCATTGTCTTGGTAGTCTTTAGCCGCACCGATGAGCGAATCGATAAAGGCGATCCGAACGTTTTTCAATTTAACTTTGGTGGACATTGCTAAACCCTCTAAAAAAGTTGGGGTACTTCATTTGGACGCGGGCGATAGCGGCTTCGATGTGGGCTTCGCGGGCGACCTGGTTGTCGATGCTTCGTGCCTCTGTTGCCGCCCGTGTCAGGATCTCGCGCGCGTCGGGCGGCAGGCACGCGCTTACGTGATTCGGTCTTGCATTGGATGGGAAAGTCATTTCGACAGCTCCGCGATCAGGGCGTCGGCGGCTTCGATTGCGTCGGCAGGATGCGCCGATCCCTTGTTAGCGATCAACGCGGTGAACACCGCCGTGGCAATCACTTCGCGCTGGATCACCAAATCAGCCGGGTGCGGGCCGACCAAGCGCGATGTCACGTCAACGATTTCCGCTTCGGTGAAGTTGTTCGCGCGCATCAACTCGATAAGGCGGGGTAGGTAGTCGGGGTCCATTACTTCGGCCCTCGTGCTAACCGCTCAATGCGCATCGAGATAGCGTTCGAAGTGCGTTGGTGTGTTTTGGCGATCAAGGAAATAGCATCGCCGCGGCGAAGCGCCACAGACAAAGCGCATTCCTCAACCCGATTCCATCGACACGCGGCACGTAACGGCATGCCTTTCGACTGAACGTGCCCGCGCCCGTCCCACCCACGAGCAGCCGCACGGAATAACTGTTGGAGTTTCATAACAGGTCCTGTCCGTTGGCAAGCTCGACCATTTCCAGCGCTTCGGCCGCGCCAACCATCAAGTCTTCGACGATCGCCGTCTCAGTCGGGGTAAGCCCGATCACTTCAAAGTCGTCGACGATTGGTGCAATCACCAGCGCCGGACGCTTGTCCGATTCAGGCGCAACAGACGGCGAGCCGTTCGGCTGCGTGATCAGGGCTTCGACCTTTTTCCAACGACGCGGCGATTCCTTCGACAGCAGCTTGTCGGCTTGCGTCGGCGAGATCACTTTGAAGTTATACATTTGGTCAGCTTTCAGCCGCATCGACTTGAGCAGTGCTTCGGCTTCGTCGGTGCTCAACCACTTGCGATGCCCCTTGCGGCCTTGAACCAGCTTCGTGCCGGGCACGGCGTTGCCGGCCAACAGCTCGTACTCGATACGGCCCCGCACTGCCTTGGCCCACGAGTCGATCAGGTCGAGCGATTCGTAAATGACGCCGAGCCGATCGTTGTCGAGCAGATCGACAGCCGTACATTCGAGCGACATCTCGTCTTCGAGTGTCGAGAAGTCCATACCGATCGTCGCTTCGACATGCGCAGCCAGCGCCGGGCATACAGCCTTGGCTTTGCAGAACTTGCACTGCTTTTCGCCAGGGTTGTAATCGGTGAGCGATGCCGGGAACGTGGCCGCGCCTTCGACGTACAGCATTGCGGTTTCGGCTGCGGGGCGCGCGGTTTCGTTGACCCAATCTTCGAGCGCTTGCGGGGTGATCTCCCACTCGCTCGGCGTTGCCGACAAGCGAACCTGATGGATCACAATGCGCACGTTCGTGAACGACACAAAATCGCAGTGCTCGTTAAACGCGGCGTGCGCGTAGAGCATCCCCTGAAAATTGTTCTCCGCAACGACTTCGACGCCGCGCCCATACTTCAAATCGATCACGCAGATTTCGGCGCGGCCGTCAGGCCACACGGCGATCAGTACGCAATCGCTTGTACCCTTCGCGTTTTTCTCCCCGGTGATGTGTTCGATCGACAGCCGTTGCTCGACGTACATCGTGACCGTGGCGCCGGTCAATTCGTAAGCGGCGATGCGCTCGCGGATACTGTCACAGTACGTCTGCACGTACTCGGCGCGCTCGTCGTCGACCTCGTACTCGCGGCCGTTAACGTTGATGATCCGGCCCATATAGGCCGACGCGTCGGTGTCGTTGTCCAGACACCAGCGCGCGAGCTCGTGCGATGCCGTGCCGTCGTCAGCGAACTCGCTGCTGTCGTCGGGCTGGCCGATCTGCGCGGCCGTGGACGCTTTGCACATCACCCAGGTGTAAGCGGACGATGGACTCAGCAGCGCGTGGGCGCGTTCTTCGATGACGGCAGTCATTCCGACACCATCGATTCGGTGGCATCGATACGGCCGGCGAGCACTTCCAGCGCCAGGGCGAACACTTCCGGGTACTGCGCAGCGTCGAGTCCTTTCTTATCGGGCTTCGGGCTGATGGCTTGTGCGCCGAAGCGTGAGAGCAGGGCGGTTGCCTGTTCACGGCCGCAGTGCGTGTTGATGCCGAGTACGGCTTCCTGCACGTGGGCGAGTTCGGGCGCTTTGCCGTTCAGTTTGGCGAACAGCGCGGCCGTCTTTTCGTGCCACGGCTTGAGTTCAACCGCATCGGCGGATTCGGTTGCCGGGGCCGGTGTCGACGGTTCGCCAGATTTCGGGTTCAGCTCGGCCGCGTCTTTCGCAGAGATGGCAACCGCATCCTTCGGGGTGCTGGAACCGCCTTGCGACTTTTTTGCGTCGGCTCCCTTCTGCGCCTTCACAACCTTGTCGACGCCCGGTGCTTGGGCGGTGGCAATTGCGCCGGCGGCGATCAATGCGGCGGTGAGCTCGCGCATGGCGAGGGTATTTGCTTCTAAGACGGCTTCGAGACTCATGTCATCGGCTCCGGGTCACATGGGGTAAGGGAATTACGTACATCAGACTTCAATGTACGGTTAATCCGGACCGGCTGTCAAGCGATAAATACGGAAAATCCGTACCTAATAGACGAAAAAATACCCGCATGGCGCGGGTACGTTTTGGAAGAGGGGTATTTCTAGGCGAAGACTTTGCCTTTCGGTTGCCACTTGATTACCTTGCCGACGATCCGATCCTTGTCGCGCAGCGCCGACAGGGCGTTCGGCCAGCCTGGTGCGATCGCCTTCAGGAACTTCTTTCCGCCGTCGATCACCAGTTGCCGCAAATACAAATCACCATCTACCGACACCACTACGAAATCCATGTGTGCCGGTTTTCGTTCGGGGTCCACTGCGATCTTGTCACCCTCGCGAAACGAGACTTCCCCGCCCGGTACGTACATGCTGATGCCCGCCACTTCGAGCCAGAACGCTAATGCGGAGTGCGCTGCATCACACGGCAACCACTCCTTCACCTCGGTTATTGTTCCCAATTTTTCGCCCCACGACGCAACCTGCTCCCAGGATATAAGGGGGAGCAATCCCCCGGCGCTCTCTGTCATCGGAACGTCAGGCGCTAGTCTAGGCGTATTTTTTACGTTTGATTTACCAAACAGCGGCTTCTTCTTACGTGTTGTCGCCGTACCACTTTCGCTTAATAAGGAGTCGATATCGGTGCGGAGCGCGGCGGCAAGGATGGGCCACAACTTGCGATTAGGGCCGCTCTTATTCAGCTCCCAATCAGACACAGCTTGCTTCCCCCGGCCCACGATGGTTCCGAGTTCGTCTTGTGACATGCCGGCGGCTTCGCGCAGTGCCCGTATCTTTTCTCCCAAGCTCACAATAATCACCAGTTTGGTTATTGACGGTACGGATTTTACGGACTACAGTGTCCGTTGAATCCGTACATATGAAGGAATGACCTGTGTCGCTAATTAAAGAAGCTATTCGTGCTGCGGGTGGTGCTCCTGCCGTGGCGGCGACATTCGGTCTGCGACGCAGCACCACCTACGATTGGATCTATTCCGGGCATATCCCTGGGGTTTGGGTCCTTCCAGTCGCAGCGCTCACGAAGTGGAAGTTCACTCCGCACCAGCTCGCCCCGACCCTATATCCAAATCCCAACGACGGGTTACCCGTACAAAAGTCCGGATAAACCAGACACGCCCGCAATCTAACACGCACTAACCGAAAAGAAAAGCGCGCCACCGCACATATGCTGCGGTGCGGGTTTTTATTCGTCTGAAGAAAACAACAGATTTGGGGTTCAAGTGGCATGAATACGATCCTTTTTGGCGACTGCCGCGAATCCCTCGAAGCCTTTTCCATGGCGGGTGTTGAGGCGCGAATGTGCGTGACATCGCCCCCTTATTTTGGACTTCGGGATTATGGTGTCACCGGTCAGATTGGGCTTGAACAGACGCCCGATGATTATGTCGCATCGCTTGTTGGGGTGTTCCGTGGCGTGCGTGAAGTGCTGGCTGATGACGGCACGTTGTGGCTAAACCTTGGCGATAGCTACGCGAACGACGGTAAGTGGGGTGGTTCGTCAGGTGGTAAGCATGCCAAAGCGCTTCACGGTAATACGTCGATCGGGCGTGCGCGCACCCATACGGGCCTTAAGCCGAAAGACTTAATCGGCATACCGTGGATGGTTGCCTTCGCGCTACGGGCTGACGGGTGGTATTTGCGCCAGGACATCGTTTGGAACAAGCCTAACGCGATGCCTGAGTCGGTGAAAGATCGGTGCACACGGTCGCATGAGTACATTTTCATGCTTTCGAAAAACGAACGGTACTTCTACGACGCCGACGCGATAAAAGAGCCGGCTGTGAGCACTGAGATTAAAAAGTTCACAGATGGCGGCACGGATAAACAGCGGGGGCACTCTCGGCGGCACGCGGGGTTCAATGGTCGCTACGCCGACAAGATCGCACAAGATGGTGTTCCGACTCACCGCAATAAACGGTCGGTATGGTCCGTTGCAACACGCCCGTACAAGGGGGCGCACTTCGCCACTTTCCCCCCTGACTTGATCGAGCCGTGCATTCTCGCGGGCAGCGCGCCCGGTGACATCGTGCTCGATCCATTTATGGGTAGCGGCACAACCGCCGCGGTCGCGCTTCAACACGGGCGAGGCTATGTAGGCTGCGAGTTAAATCGAGCATACGAAGTACTACAGAACGAACGCATAGAAAAGGCGACAGCATGACTGAAAACATTCTCGTCGCCGCACTCGCGCCGATCGTCTCGCGCGTGGTCACGTCGCATTGCTGGAAAAAGCACGACGGCAAGATGTCGCATCTAAAGCAGCCATTGACTGAAGCCAGGTTAAAGCAGCACGTCAACGGCTCAGGTGCCGCTTACGGCGCTGCGCAGATCCAGCCAGGCACGAGCACGACGTTGATAGCGCTGCTCGATCTGGATAGCCACAAGGGCGAGACGCCGTGGCACGAGATGCAGGGCGCGGCGCTGCGCATCATGGATGCGTGCTTGCAGTTCGGCGGGCGGTGCATTCCGTTCCGGTCGACCGGCGGGGCTGGCCTGCACCTGTACCTGTTATGGGATACGCCGCAAGACGCATACAGCGTGCGTTACGGTCTGCGCACCGTGCTCGAAATGTCGGGGTTGAAGGAAGGCACCGCCGGTCTCGTCGCGGGTGAAGTCGAGATATTCCCCAAACAGAATAGCGTACCGGTCGACGGCTTCGGCAACATGGCCGTGCTGCCGCTGGCCGGCATGAGCGTGCCGCTCGACAGTTTCGAACTCGAAGACATGCCCAAGGAATACGCCGCCGAGATGGATTGGCCGGTGTCGCGGTCGTGGCCCGTTGTCGAGCGTGAAGCACCGATGGCCAGGGAAGTGACTGAAGTTTCAGTTGAGCTCGAAACGCTGAAGTCAGCGCTCGACGCCATACCGAACAGCGGCGATGACGAGCTCGATTACGACGCGTGGCGCAATGTGATATTTGCACTGCACCACGCAACGCAGGGCGGCGTCGAAGGCCTGGCGCTGGCGCATGAGTTCTCGGCACGGTCGAGCAAATACGCACCGGCATTCCTCGACGAGCGCGTATGGCCGTTCGCTGGCAAGTCAGATGACGCCAACCGCGCACCGATCACTGCGCGCTCGATTCTGTTCCTCGCCCGTGATTCGTACGGCTGGCAAGAGAACATCGAAGACGACTTCGACGTCGTGCCGGTTGAGCCTGGTGCGCCACCGCCGCGGACGCGGCCTGTGTACCGCCGTGACGGTAAAGGCAACATCGAAGCGATCGTTGAAAACGTGGTCAAGGCGCTGGCCGATAGCCACGAATGTGGGGTGCATATCCGCTATGACGAGTTCCGCGCCGAGATTATGTTGTCGGAAAACAACGTACGCGATTGGCGCAATTTGACCGACGCCGACTACACGCGGCTGCAGATCCGGCTCGAGCAGCAGTTCAAAAAGATCTCCAAAGAGATGATGCGCGACGCGGTTTGGCTCGTGGCCGACGACAACCGTTTCGACTCGGCTATCGAGTGGATCGGCACGCTGAAGTGGGATCGCGTGCCGCGCATCGAATCGTTCCTCACTACCTATATGGGCGTGGTCGACAGCCCCTACGTGCGTGCCGTGTCCCGTTACATGTGGACAGCGATGGCCGGCCGCGTGTGCGAGCCGGGCTGCGAGGCACCGATGGCGCCCGTGTTCATCGGTGCCCAGGGTGCGGGCAAGACACGCGCTGTCAAGGCGCTCGCGCCAGCGCTCGACTTCTATACCGAACTTAACCTCGCCGACCGTGACGTGGAAACCTCGCGGCGCATGCGTGGGCGACTCGTCGTGGAGTTGGGTGAGCTGCGCGGGCTGCACACGCGCGATGCCGATTCAATCAAGGCGTTCATCAGTCGCACCGACGAAGAGTGGCGAACGCTTTACAAAGAGTTCAACACCACATTCGCGCGGCGTTTCATTTTCTTCGGCACCACCAACCAGCACGAATTTCTAGCCGACGAGACAGGCGAGCGGCGCTGGTTGCCGGTGATCGTCGGTAGGTGTGATCCCGAAGCCGTGGCGCGTGATTGCCTTCAGTTGTGGGCCGAAGCGCGTGAGGTGTTTGACCTGTCCGAGATCGATTGGCGCGAGGCCGAAACGCTCGCCAAGGAAGTCCACGCCGACCACAAGATCAGCGATCCGTGGTTGCCGTTGGTCAGTGCGTGGCTCGAAGAACCTGAAGATTTTGGTGGTGAAAGCGATGTTCCGGGAATGCGTGAATTTTTACGCGCTCACGATGTTCTGATCGGTGCACTGCGTTTTGAAGCAAAAGCGATATCAAAACGTGAAGAAATGCGGATTGGAAAGATTTTGCAGTTTCTTGGGTACGAGCGCGTCACGCGCCGCGTCGGGAAGATGACGCCGAAGGTTTGGATAAGGGCAAATGTTGCCACGTGATACCACCTCGTAGTTTGCAGGTGGCAACGTGCAAACCCATAGCCAGCATAGTTAGTTTCCACTGTTTCCACTGTTTCCACCTTCCTAGTTATTAATCGCGTGAATATATAGGGCAAATAGGAAACTTTCCGAAACAGGTGGGCACGGTGGAAACACTGGAAACAGTAAAAAATTGCACGCTCAGGAGTGCCGAATGAATAAACGACTGGTAGGGGTGAACGAGCGCGGCTTGCGAGTCGGGCAAGACCATCAACGCGCCAAGCTGACCGATCGGGATGTGGAGTTGATTCGGGAGTTGCACGAAGGGGGAATGAGTTACGGGAAGATCGCCGTGAAATTCGAGGTGGGCAAGTCGACGGTGCAGGACATCTGCACATTCCGGCGCCGGGCATCCGCTGCGGTTCGGTGGCGTGTATCGGGCAAAGAGTACGCATAACCCCGCTGCGCGCCGATAGATTCGGGCGCATGGGCCGCCCTTCACTTTTCACTGCTGCGCTTGCCGACGAGATTTGCGAACGAATCGCGAACGGCGAGACACTACGCGCAATTTGTCGCGATTCCGACATGCCGACTTACCGTTCGGTGTATCGCTGGCGCGAAGCAGATGCAGAATTTTCGTCACGCTTCGCGCGTGCCAGAGATGTTGGCGCCGACGTAATCGCCGACGAAATAATCGAGATTGCCGACGACACGCACAACGACACGTTGGTGACTGATCGCGGCGAGCAGCCGAATTCCGAATGGATCACGCGCTCACGCTTGCGAGTTGAAACCCGCCTCAAGCTGCTGGCTGTCTGGTTCCCGCGCAAGTACGGTCAACGCATCGACGTTACGACCGGCAACGAATCGCTCAACCTCACCGCCGAAGACCGCGCCGCCAAGTTGCAGGCAATCCACGCCGCCGCAGCGCGCCGCCGGCAGGATCAGGAAGACGGAACGGATTTGCTGTGAACGCCGCAGATCTAGAGGCGCTGCGGCCGTACATGACGGTCGAAGAACGGGCTGAAGTCGACACGCTGCTCGCCGACTTCGTGCCCCCGCTATGGACACCGCTGCGCGGCCCCCAAACGATGGCTTACGAGTCCATTGCGGACGTCATAGGCTTCGGTGGCGCCGCTGGCGGGGGCAAGACGGACCTGGCCATCGGAAAGGCGCTCACGAACCACCAGAAGTGCATCGTGGTGCGTAAGAACGGTACCGAGCACGTGGGCATGGTCGACCGAATGGGCGAACTGCTCGGTGGGCGCGACGGATGGAATAGCAAAGACAGCATCTGGCGCTTGCCCAAGGTGCAGGTCGAATTCGGTTCCGTGCCGAACATGGGTGACGAGCAGAAGTACCGCGGCCGGCCGCACGACCTGATCATCTACGACGAGGCAGCGGAGATACCCGAGTTTCAGATCCGCTTCCTGATGGCCTGGAACCGGACCACGGATGTGAAGCAGAAGTGCCAGACCCTGCTCACGTTCAACCCGCCGTCGTCCGCTGAAGGCCGATGGTTGCTCGACTTCTTTGCCCCCTGGCTTGACCGCAAATACCCCGGCACGCGTGCCGTGCCGGGTGAACTGCGCTGGTTTGCCACCGTCATGGAAGGCGCGATCGCCCGCGACATGGAAGTCGCAGACGCGACGCCCTTCGAGCACAACGGTGAAATCGTGCTGCCGCGCTCGCGCACGTTCATCCCTTCCCGCGTCACCGACAACCCGTATCTCGTCGGCACGAACTACGTGTCGCAGTTGCAGGCGTTGCCCGAACCCCTGAGGTCGCAAATGCTCTACGGCTCATTCGAAGCGGGCATGGAAGACGACGCCATGCAACTGATTCCGACCGAATGGGTGGAAGCAGCCATGGCGCGATGGAAAGAACCGCTCGTCAAACCACCGATGGATTCGATGGGCGTGGACGTGGCGCGAGGTGGGCGCGACAACACGGTGATTGCACGCCGGCACGGCATGTGGTTCGACAAGGCCGTCACCTATCCCGGCACCGCGACGCCCGATGGCCCGAAGGTGGCGGGATACACGATCGCCGAGCTGCGCGACAGCGCACCAATCCACATCGACGTGATCGGCGTCGGCGCGAGCCCGTACGACTTCCTGAACCAGATGGGTGTTCAGGTGTACGGCGTGAACGTGTCGGAATCCGCACGTGGCGTCGACCGCTCGGGCAAATTGCGATTCTTCAACCTGCGCACCGAGCTGTGGTGGCGCATGCGCGAAGCGCTCGACCCATCAGCCAATAACGGTATTGCATTGCCGGACGACAAACGCTTGCTCGCGGATCTGTGCGCGCCGCTGTGGCGTGTCCAGGGCAAGACGGTGTACGTCGAATCGCGCGAGCAGATCGAGACGCGCATCCACCGCTCACCCGATTGGGCCTCGGCCTACATCCTCGCGCTGATCGACACGCCCAAGGCGGCCAGCTTGCAGCGTACGCATACCGGCGTGGCCGATAGCTACGATCCGTACGCATACCAGAGTCCAGCACGCAGCCGGACGGATCACAACCCCTACGGGTAGGAAATCACCATGTGCCTGTCCGGCTTCAACCTCTCGGGTTTAGTCGATCCGATGCACTTTTTCACCAGCAACCCGAACACGGCGGCCGCAACCGCGCCGGCTGTCGCTGCGCCTGTCGCGCCGCCACAAGCCGCCACAATGCCATCGGCCACGCCGCAAACCGCATCGAACGTGCCGGGCGGTGGCATCAATTCCGGTCCCGCATCAACCATGCTCACCGGCAATAGCGGTGTCGCCACATCGAGTTTGAACCTGGGCAAGGGCACGACGCTCGGCAGTAATACGTTGCTCGGATCATAAATGGCCGCAACCCTGCTCGCGGACGAACAGCCCGTCACCGACCCGAACGCTGACAAGCCGAGTCAGACAGGCGGCAACGCCAAACCTGTCAAGACCAGCAAGGAGTTGATTCTCCAGCGCTGGTACGCGCTCAAGCGCGAGCGTTCGTCGTGGATCGCGGAATGGAAAGACATCTCGTCCGTGTTGCTGCCCCGCGCGGGGCGCTTCTTCGTTGAAGACCGCAACAAGGGCTATCGACGCAATCAGAACATATTCGACAGCACGGCCACGAAATCGCTGCGCGTGCTTGGTGCCGGGCTGATGGCCGGGGCGACATCGCCCGCCCGCCCGTGGATCAAGCTCAAGACGCCGTACGACGAACTGAACAAGAAACAGTCGGTGCAGATCTGGTGCTCGGCCGTCACGAAGAAGCTTCTAGACGTGTTCAACCGGTCCAACGTCTATCGCTCGCTGCACCAGATGTACGAAGAGATTGGCGCATTCGGCACGGGCGCGGCCATCATCATGTCGGACTTCAATGAGGTGATTCGCATGTACCCGCTGACCGCCGGCGAGTATTGCATCTCGACCAGTGACCGCGGCGAAGTCGACACGCTCTATCGTGAATTCCAGTTGACCGTTGCGCAACTCGTGAAGAAATTCGGTTTCGAGAACGTGAGCGACAACACGCAGAACATGTACAAGACGGGCAATCTTGACGTGTGGCGCACGGTGATCCACTGCATCGAGCCGAACGAAGACCGCGACCCGACAATGTCGGACAACCGCAACATGGCGTGGACGTCGACCTATCTCGAAATCGGGGGTTCGTCGGATTCGCAGCAGACATCGAACATGGGCACGACCGGCGGTGATAACGCACTGCTGTCAGTGTCCGGCTTCAAGAAATTCCGCGTGGTTGCCCCCCGCTGGTCGACCTACGGCGGTGACATCTACGGCAATGGGCCGGCGATGGACGCGCTTGGCGACATTCGCCAGCTTCAGCACGAGCAGCTTCGCAAGGCGCAGGGCATCGACTACATGACGAAGCCGCCGTTGCAAATCCCGACTTCGCTGAAGAACCACGACATCGACACTCTGCCGGGCGGCTCGTCGTACGTCGACCAGAATTCGCCAGGCGGCGGCATTCGCGCTGCGTTCGAAGTCAATCTGAACCTGCAATACCTGCTCGAAGACATACAGGACGTGCGCGCACGCATTCGCAGCGCGTTCTACGAAGACCTGTTCCTGATGTTGGCGAACAACACCAACACGAACATGACGGCGACAGAAGTAGCCGAGCTGCACGAGGAAAAGATGCTGATGCTCGGGCCCGTGATCGAGCGCTTGCACGACGAGTTGCTTAAGCCGCTGGTCGACGCCGCGTTTGACATCTTGGTCGAAGCGGACCTGATCCCGCCCGCGCCGCCCGAATTGCAGGGTCAGCAGTTGCAGATCGAATTCGTGTCGATCCTCGCCCAGGCGCAAAAGCAGATCGGTACGAACGCGGTGGACAAGTTCACGATGGCGCTCACCGGCATTGCGCAACTGCAACTGGAAGCGCAGCAACCGGTAACCGTGCTCGACAACTTCGACGCCGACGGCTGGTACGACACGTACAGCGACATGCTCGGCATCGATCCGGGCATCAATGTTGGGCAAGACGTGCGCGACCAGCAACGCGCCGCCCGTGCCAAACAGCAGGCAGCGCAAGCCGCAGCCGCAGCCGCGCAACAGAGTGCGGACACCGCAAAAACGATGGCGCAAGCACCGACACAGGGCGGGGCGAGCAATTCGCTGTCTGACGTGCTCGGCTCACTCACCGGATATACAGGCGGCCAGCAATGATCTCGATGAAACTCACCCCGGCCGAAGCCAAGGCCGAAACGTACCTTGGCGAAGCCGAAGAGGGCGGCCCGGAATACCCGTACGGCTTGACGATCTGCATTGATGACGACGAGCTCGTGAAACTCGGCATCGACCCGGCCAACCTGCCGAAGATCGGCGACGTGTTCTACATCGAAGCCAAGGCCGAAGTGTGCAGCACCAGCCAATACGCCAATCAGGGCGGCAACGACACGACCATGTCGCTACAGATCACGGACATGTCGCTCTCAACCACGGATGACGACGCCGACAAGCCGGACATCGCTACCCGCCTTTACAAATGACCGTACGCATACCCCGGAATACCGCTCGTATATTCCGCTCACGATGAACGACGACTTCAACCCGACCGATTTAGATGCTCTTGACGCGCAGCGTAGTACTGCTAAGGAGCAATCGCGGTTCGACGCCGCGATCGAGTTGGACGACGTTCGTTGGCTCATGAGTGGCAAGCGTGGCCGTCGATTCATGTGGCGCCTTCTCGGCGACGCAAGGTTGTACCAGCAGTCCTTTGACGGCAACACGAACTGGTCAATTTTCAACGAAGGCAAACGCAGCATTGCGCTAAAGCTCGCATCTCAGATCCATTCGATCCCCGAGGGTGCGGCGCTCTACGCGCAGATGGCTACCGAAGCACGCGTCAAGGAAAAACCAAATGGCTGACCTCACCACTGAAAGCCAAGCGGCACCGGCTACTACGGCTAGCACGACGGCAACGCCCGTTGCGGCACCGGAAACCCAAACAGCAGCAGCAGCGACAACGCCCGCAGCCGAAGCAACGACGACCACACCGGCCGCAGTTGCAGAAACCACGGAAACGAAAGCACCCGTTGAAGGTGAAGCACCGAAGGAAGGCGACAAGCCGCCCGAGGAAGCCAAGCCCGTCGAATACGAGTTGAAGGTTCCCGAGGGCGTGAAGCTCGAAGGCGAATCCCTTGACGCGTTGAAGGCATTCGCCAAGGAACGCGGTCTTTCGCAAGCCGACGCGCAAGCCTTGACCGACATGGGTGTGAAACAGGCGCAAGCGTTTCAAGCGCAGCTCGTCGAACACGGCAAGCAGGTTGCCGAGCAATGGACGACGGCCACGAAGACTGACAAGGAATTCGGCGGCGACAAGCTCGGTGAAAACCTGGCGATAGCGAAACAAGCGCTCGACACCTTCGGCTCAAAGGAATTGAAAACGCTGCTGAACGATAGCGGCTTGGGCAATCACCCGGAAATCATCCGGGCGTTTTACCGGGCTGGCAAGGCAATCAGTGAAGACAGGCGGCTCGTGACTGGTGCGGCGGCGCAGAAGAATCGCGACGACACGCCGGTAGCAAACCGCCTCTATCCGAACCAGAAATAAGAGGTAATCAGCCATGGCCGTACTCGGTACCAAGAACCCCACGCTGCTTGACGTAGCGAAGTCGCTCGACCCGGACGGCACGACCGCCGATGTGGTCGAACTGTTGAACCAGACCAACGAAATTCTGCTCGATGCGATGTGGCTCGAAGGCAACTTGCCGACCGGTCACCGCACCACGGTCCGTACCGGCTTGCCGACTGCCATTTGGCGCCGCATGTACGGCGGCGTGCCGGCCAGCAAGTCGACGCGTGCCCAGGTCGACGAAGCGTGCGGCATGCTCGAAGCCCGCAACGAAATCGACGTGAAGGCCGCAAACCTGAACGGCAACAGCGCAGCGTATCGCCTGTCGGAAGCTAACGCTTTCCTCGAAGCGATGAACGAAACGATGGCGCAAACGCTGTTCTACGGCGACATCTCCGTGAACCCGGAACGCTTCACCGGACTCGCGCCGCGTTACGGCACGATCTCGGGCGCTGCCAACGGCGACAATATCATCGACTGCGGCGGCACGGGCTCGAACAACTGCTCAATCTGGCTGACCACGTGGGGCGATCAGACGCTGCACGGCATTTTCCCGAAGGGTTCGAAGGCAGGTATCTCGCATCAAGACTTGGGCGAGATCGACGCATTCGACGCGAACAACAACCGCTTCCGTGCGGTCGCTGACCGTTGGGAATGGGATTGCGGCATGGCGCTGAAAGACTGGCGCTACACGGCCCGCGCCGCGAACATCAACGTCACCGATCTGCGCACGTCCACCACGCCGACGTTCCCTGGCGTCAACGGTACGTCGCCGGTCAGCTTGCCTGATTTGTTGATCGAACTGACCGCGCGTATGCCGCGTCAAGGTATGGGCCGTCCGGTGTTCTACGTGAACCGCCTGGTTGGCAAGATGCTGCGCCGGCAAGCGATGAACAAATCGCAAAACGCGCTCGGCATCACGGTCGCACAAGGTCAGATCACGACCGACTTCTTGGGCATCCCGATCCGCATCGTCGACTCGCTTCTGAGCACCGAAGCTCGCGTCGTCTAACTCGCAGCGCAAAGGCGCAGGCCACTGATGTGGCTTGCTCTTAAACGAAACAGGAGAAGTACATCATGATTATGGACCAGCAATCCCTGTTCTCGGATGCGCAGGCCATCACGGTCACTGCGAATTCGTCGAACGTCATTGACACGCTGCCCTCGGGCGGTCCGAACACGAAGTCGGGTATTGGCGATGGGCAAGATATCAGCCTGTTCGCGCAGATCGGCCCGGCCGCATTTGCCGGCGGAACGTCGATGGCCGTCGCGCTCGTGTCGGCGGATTCGGCCGACCTCGTAACGAACCAGGTCGTTCACTTCACGACCCCCGCGATCGCGCTTGCCGCGCTCACCGCGAAGGCGCGACTCGTCGGCCTTGATCTGCCGTACGGCAAATATCGCCGCTACGTCGGTCTGATCTACACGGTAGTCGGCACGATGACCGCAGGCGTTGTTACCGCCGGCCTCGTCGAAGATCTGCAAACGCTCAACGGCACGGTCGATTACGCCAAGGGCTTCACCGCAGCGTAATGCGAAGCCGGGCTACGGCCCGGCTTTCTCTTTGAGGTTTGATCATGGGCATCAAAGTCATTGCCATCGCGCAGGGCTATTACGGCCACTTCCGCGAATCGGGCGACGAATTCGAAGTCGAGAACGCCGAAGCCTTTCACGACTCGTGGATGGAAAAGCTCGACGGCAAGCGCACGAAGCGAGTCGCCGGCAACCAGCCGCAAACCACGGGCAACAACCCCGCTGGCGCGCAGCCACCGAACCCCGAATTCGACACCGCTGATTTGTCGTAAGCGGCTCGCGTGTAGGTGAGTGAAAACGGGAGCCGGTTGGTTCCCGTTTTGTTTTAGGAGATTGGACCGTGGCGAGCGAAGTCGACATTGCAAATCTGGCCCTTGCGCACCTTGGCGACCGCGCCACCGTGTCGAGCATCAACCCGCCGGAAGGCAGCGCGCAGGCCGAGCACTGCCAGCGCTTCTACCCGATCGCTCGCGACCTGACGCTCGAAGCGCACGAATGGGGATTCGCCACCCGCCGCGCCAACCTCGCACTGCTCACCGACACACCACCGCCGGGCTTCGCCTACGTGTACGTGCTGCCGGTTGACTGCCGCAACCCAATCGACTTGGTCGACCCGAACGTGCCGGTGTTCTTCCCGCTCACCGAACGCGATTGCCATTGGATGGATAACGCGTGGTCACCGCCACCCACGCCGTACGAACTCGAAACACGCGCTGA